GTCGGGGATTTCTGCGAGCGTCTTGCCGTCGCCGTTGAACAGCCCGCCCATCGGCTCGTCTTGGACGCCCTCCTCGTCGCGCTCTATGTCGGCCGGCGAGCGATAGGATTCGGCCACGTCGTCATCCTCGGGTTCGGGGAGGTCCAGCCGGCGACGCGCCTCGGCGTTGGTCATATAGTCACCGATGGAATTGATGAGGTCCGCCGTCTCGCCAATATCCTCAAGCGGGTCGTCAATCTCGACGGTCACGCGCGCCGTGTGGTTAAACGGCGAGTAGTCCCGAATCACGGGCCGGATAACCTTTTCCACGAACTGCGTGCTAAAGCTCCGCTGGTTGGCCTTAATCGCCAACTTCAACAGCGCAAAGCGCAACTCGGCGGGCTTGCCACTCCCGAGGCCGTCCGCGCCGACGTTGCCCGCCTCAAGCGGCAAGCCGAGCGCGGTCGTCAAGTTCCGCATATCCATTTCGTGGATCGCCTGATAGTCAAAGTTCTCGGCCTCTAAGGACTCAACATCAACGTCCTGCCCGGTGAAGTACGCCGTGTTCGCGTCCGTGCTATGCGGGTCAAAGAGCGTCCGCACGCGCCGGAGGTCGTCATCCCGCACGGGTGCGCCCTCCTCGCGGCCGACCTTCACGTGTCGCTGCGGGAAGCCGTGGAGTTCAATTGCGTTGTTAATCGCTTGCTCGTTCTCTTTGAACGCCGTGATTTCGTCCTCGTTGCGTAGCACCTCACTAATCCCGGTCTTGTCGCGGGCGCTTTGCTTGTTGAGGACGATGTTACATAGTACGTCGGCGTTCAACGTCTGTTCCTGTCGCGTGCCGTTCTGGAGAACCTGTTGTTTCCACGCGATTATCTCGCCGCGGTCGTTGGTGACGGGCAAGACCGTCCACGGTTCGGCCGGCAAGAACTCCTTGAAGTCGCCGGCCTGTGTCTCGCGGAGTTCGCCAACGGCCGCGGGATACCACAGCGCGTCCGATCCGAGGTCCAGCACGGTGAGGTCAAGCTGCGGGAATTGGAGTTCAAGCCATTCCTCAAGCGTCATCGGCGTCCCGTCAATCACCTGTTCGGTGGCCTCGTTATCTTCGACGTGAATCTCGGCCCCCTCCCCGAAATTGAGGAGCGCCTTGTAATCCATTAACTGCGCGACTTGGCCGCCGGACTCACGCATATCCTTAATGTCGCGCAAGTCCTCAAAGTCAATTTCTTGGCCGCTAAAGGAGTAGCCCGTGCCCGCCGAGGTGGAGTCCACGGCCGTCTCGGGGGCGGGGTCGTCTTGGAGCGCGCGCCGCTTGGCGGTCACGTATTCCCGCGCATATGCGCCGAGGTTGCGAAAGAAACCGGCGTCGTCGTCTGACATACGCGCTTGTTAAAGCGCGCGGGCCTAAGCGTTTGGGCTATAGGAGCGTCGTCTGTTCGTCGTCTGACTTAGGCAAGACGACCGTGCCCATCGTAGTCAACCACTCGGTTAACTCCGGCGTCGGGTTCCACGCCCCGAGCATGGTCGAAAACGACGGTGACGAGCCATGCCCGAGATACCAGTCACGGCCGTCCAAGAAGACAAGCTCGTCGGCGGTCGCGAACCAGTTGTGAAACCAGTCGGCCGACGGGTCGACCGTCGCGACGGCGACCGCGCGATCCACCTCACCCGCGTTGTAGAACTTGACGAGGCGGCGATACCATGGCGTCTTTGCGCTAAACGGTGGGTTGAGCCATACCGTGCCGTACCATGGCTGTGCCAAGCCGTCGTCGGTCTTGGTGTAGCGGTCCTCCGCGATCGGCGTTGGTTCGACGCCGGCGGCCGGGTCTAAGTCGAAGCCACCGATTCGCTCGGCGATTGGTCGCCACAGCTTCGGAGCGGTCGCGACTTCGTCGTTCTCGTCTGTTTGCCACCATCCACTGGCGTCGGTGCCGGTCGGCGTCTCTCCCGTATCACTCATGGCCTGCCTCACCGTAGGGATCGGTCCGTTGTTCATCTTTCGGGATCGCGTCACAACTCGGGCAGTAGGGCCGCCCGGCAGCGGTCGTCTCAAACCCGGCCTCGGCGACGAAGTTGCAATAGCCACACTTGCGCGCCGGGTCGTTCGGGTCGCGGATCCGATCCTGTAGCGTCGCCTCGTCGGGCGTGTGTGCGGTGTCGGGGTCCTCCGTGACAAGGATGTCAAACGTCGCTTGGTCATGGTCGTCGGTCGCGCTACCGGCACCGTCACCGTCGGCGTTAGTCATCACCGGCCACCCCCGACGGACCGCCGGCGTCACGCGGCGCAAACTCAGTGAGCGTCATGGTACGCGTGTCGTCAATGAGTGCGGCCACGTCCGCCGGCGAGAGCATGTCGTCAGTGTTGACGTTCGCGCGGCGGAGTGTCGCCGTCTCCGAGAGGCCCTCATAGTGATATAGCACCCACACGAGCATGGCGTGGTCGGTCGGCCGCGGGCGGTCGCACGCGACTTCCGACGCACAGTGTTGTGAGCAGTGCGCCGTGCGCTTGGATCCCACCTCAAACTCGCGACCACAGACACACGTGTCCGTCTCCGGGTCGGGGTTAGCCTGTGCGGTGAGCGTGCACTGGCGGGAACAATACCGTCGCGAGTCCACCTCACTCGGGCGGACCTCAAAGGTGTCGCCACAGTGCTCACACGTCGTCGACGCGCGCTTGCGTTGGGCACGGGCGTGACACTGCGCCGAGCAGAACGTGGTGTCGGACTTGCGCGACGGCATGCGGTGGACGGTGTCGCCACAGGTGGCGCACTCACATGCGATCTTGTTATCTCGAGAGGCGTGTACGCACTCATGTGAGCAAAACCGGCGCTCGTCGGCCATGTGTGCTTGCACCGTAAACTCGTCACCACAGTGCTCACATGCGATCGTGACGGACGTGTCGTAGTCCGCAGCCATGCACTCCTGTGAGCAGTAGACACCTTCGTTCTTGGCGGGCGGTCGGAACGACGTGCCACAGTGCTTGCACTCCGACTCAGGGATGAGACTCTCGCCGTGCGCTTGATAGTGGTGCGCCTTGAGTGCGTGTTCGGAGTCGAACGTGCGCTCACAGTCGGCGTGCGGGCACGTCACGGAGTCGCGGTCGGCATGCCGCCAGCACCGGTCGCCCTCCGTCGCGGGTTCGCGACACGGCGTGAGGCTATTCGTCGCTGCACCACACCGCTCAACGTCGTCATGTTGCCAGCACGTGTCGCCGCCGGTGATCCGCTTGCACGCGTCCCCGTTGGCGCGTTTTGCGCCGCAGCGGTCGGTCTTGACCCAAGAGCGACCGTTTCCGGTCGATCGCACGGGCGTCACGTCCGTCGGGCACGTGCAGTAGCCCTTGATGTGGTCTTTGATCGTTGACGCCGCGGCCTCATAGTCCGTGGCAAGCGCTTCGATCGTGATTTGCTCGTCATGCATCCGTTCGCGTAGCTCGGCACAGATGGACGGCGTGACGCCGCCGCTTTGCCTGGCTTTGACCGCGGAGACGTTGACCGTGCCGTCCGCGTTGAGCAGTTCGCTCACGTCGATCGTATCCGATTCTTGCCCGCGTGTGTATTCGTCTTTCATGTGTCGGTAGTGTCGTCTGTGTCGTCGGTTGGTTGGTAGCCGGTCGGGGGCACCGCGTCGCACGGCAGGTGCCGGGGTAAGTCCGTGCCGTCAAGCGGCTCGTCACAATATGGACACCGCTTCGGCGGCCTGCTCTTACCGTCACCCATCGTCGGCCACCGTCGCCCATTGATCAGCCGTCGTCTGTACCGGAGCGTCACCGTCAAGGGCGCGCTCACATGCGTCGCGGATCGACGCCGAGAGGTCGTACGGTACCTTCGCCCGTTCGGCCGGGTCACGGATCGCGTCATGCATCTCCGTCGACCACCCTTCTTGTGGATTTCCGTAGCCGCCATGTTCGCCGTCCGTGTTGTAGGCATGGCAGCCGTCGCCGTATGAGCATGACCGTGGCATCCATGCGTCCGGATGGTCACCCCACAGGTCGGTCGGCTTCATATAATGCGTGCCGTACTGGCAGTAGGTGACTCGAGCGTCGGGGTCGCCGATCACTTGGCGGAGCCACCCTTGCGGGTTCTCTAGGAACCAAAACGTCGGCGAGAGGCCGCGGATCAACCCGAGCGTATGGTAGACGAGTGCGACCGCGTCGCGTGCGTCTGGCGTCTGTGGCTCACCGTCTATGAATCGCTCATAGCGTGAGGCCGCAAACGAAAACTGCGTGCACGGCGGTGACGCGACGATCACGTCAAAGTCGGTGTCGAAGTCCGACGGTCGCAAGTCAAACACGTCGGCCGTGATGTCAGGCTCAAAGTCCAGATCAATCTCCACCGTCGTCACGGTCCACCGGTCGGAGTCGTCGAACGCCGACGAGAAGCCCTCAAGCCCGGCAAACAAATCAAGCACCGCGTACGTGTCGTCACTCATTGTTCCGAATCTCTTGGAGTCGTTCGTTCGCCCATGCGATGCGCTGGCGACGCGGGTCGTCACGCTCCGCCTCCGCTTCGATAATCTTCGTGAGGTACGCCGGATCGTCAGTGTTTTTGATCCGGTGCTCGGCGTACTCGTCGGAGGTGTCGCGCGTCTGTAGCGCGAAGACGCCCGGCGGTGGGCGGCGGTGGTTACTCATGTGCCACCCCGCTCGGCAAGCACGTCGTCGACTGTCA